GAGGAACTAACTATCTGATTTGTGTGACAAAAGAGGACTACATGTTTAAGTCCTGGATTCGTGATGTTATGGAATACACCGAGCGTAAGATGGAGAGAAGGAAGAGAGTTCCTGGAAAACCAAATACTCTTGAGGGAACTGGTGGTTACAGAAAGAATGCTATGGCTGCTGTTGGTATGAAGTCCATAAAGAACTTTAATATTGAGCAATTCATAAATAAGTATAAGATTAAAAAATAACATAGATCACCATGTCTGGAATTTATCCTAATCCTCTGAATCCTCTTTCAAAGGTTTATCTAGAGCAGATTGCTACGAATGAGGGGTATGATAAACCTGATGAAAAGTTGAAGACGGATCGGAATATGTTTAATATTCCTAAGGATGAGCAGAAGGCTGCTAAGGAGAGATTGCTTGCCAAGGCCAAGGCAAAACGTGCCGCAGCAATGGAAGAACTTGATCCTGTCAATCCAGTGGCACTGGAGAAGAAGTATAAGAATAGAAAAGATAAGGATTTAGATAACGACGGTGATACGGATAGCAGCGATAAGTATCTTCACAAACGTCGTAAGGCCATTAAGAAAGCAATGGCAGTGAGAGAAGATAAGATCGAAGAAGAAATGCGTGATAAGCAAGGTAATGATAAGTTTGATCGATACAAGCGCATGGTTCGCCATAAGCAAGATAAGTATGGTGTTTCTACCTTGAAGCAACGTCTCACGCATGGTGGGGTTGACCACAATATTGATAATGAAAAGAAAGCAAAAGCAAAGATGAATGAAGGTATTCGTGATGTAGATCCTGAGAAGGGAACTGAAGAGCGTAAGGCACGTCTTGAGAAAAAGCGTGGTATGAAGATGGATGACCATCCTCAGTACAAGAAAATGGCGGAGGCATCTGATCCTCGTGATGAAGAGAGCATGAAGGTCTTCCAGAAACTACAGAAGAATGTTGACCAAAAGAAGAAAAAGAAAATGAAAGAAAGTTTCTCTAATTGGAGAAACGATCTTAACGAAGTTATGAGTGATGTTGAGGATGAGAAGGAAGTAAAAGAAAAAAAGATTAAAAACAAAATTACCATCAACCCTAAATTAGGGGAGGCGGTTGAGAATCTGGGAGGAGAACTCCTGGAAGTCCAAGATCTGGGGGAGAAGATCAACCTAAAAAAGGATGATATGGGGGACGTTATCAAGGACTTTTACAAGTCAGACGCCCCCCAGTTCAAAGGAAGATCAAAAGAAAAGCGTAGAGAGATGGCCATCGCTGCTAAACTAACAGCAGAACGTGGTGGTCGTAAAATTGATGAAAAGAAAGGATGTGCTCACACCCATAAGGGTGAGGAGTGTCCTGTTCATGGTGTGAAAGAGTGTCCAGATAATCTCGATGAGCGCACTCGCTACGCAAAGGAAACTGGTAAAGATTTCACCACTGGTAAACCATCTGAAAAGGGTGGTACTAGAACTGGCACATCCACTTTTGATAAAGTAAGTCGTGAGATGCGTAAGACAGGTGGTGTAATGTCTGCTAGAGGAAAAGGAATTCAACCTCAGGGTAAGAAGAAAGTTCCTGGTAAAAAAGGTTATCAAGGTGTGACCCCTGTTGATAGAATCAGAAACCGACTTGCTCAAAAGAGAGCAGCGAAACCTAATCCTTATAAGGCAAGAGCAGGTGAGTCCGACTGATATATAGAATGTATACGCGGAGTTATTATGTTGAGTTTTCTACTACCACTGGCATCTAAAATCATCTCAGATGCCGTCGCCAAGATCCCCGAAAACGAGGAACTGGGCGAAAAACTAATTGAAATTTGCCTGGTAATTTTAGGCAAAGCAGTTAAATTAACAAAAACTGATATGGATGATCAACTTTTGGAAGTTGTCACCAAAGCGATCAACAAACGCGATGGCGAGTGATCGTATTTTATAAATATCTTATAGCATAAACAAAATTACAAGGGCAAAGACATGGCACTTTGGGGTAATAACGATAATCTGCTTTCACCTGGAACAGTATCACTTGACTATAGCACTGGCACTGTGACTGCTTCTATTGGAGCAAGTTTTGGTTTCGTTGGGTATGGTGGAACAGGTAACATCATCAGATTTGGTGTTAAAGGTGGTGAAGGTGGTGTCTCTGATTTCATGGGAGACGCTATCATCGTTGGTGTCACCAGTTTCAGACAGGTCACCATTGGTTCGACCGCAGGGTTGAATGGTGTTGCCATTGCTTCTACCGACTATCACGTTTCTGAACTGCCAGTTTACACTGTCGGTGACTCTACCTTTGATGAGGATAGATCCGATAATGCCAGTTTCAAGACACATCTGAGCCTGCCCACCACTGGTTTTGCTGCCCCCAACACCAAAACTGTTCCCGTTAATACCTTCCATCATGAGGGACATCACGGTGCCAGACGTGTTCCTAATGATATCAAAGTGGGTGATGCCATCCTCGATCCTGATGGTTCTTCCATCAGCATCTCTGGTGTTAACACCACTACGGTTGCTGCTACTGCCGCAAATCCAACTGGTATCAACACAACCCTGATCTTTGCTACTGCACCTAATGGTATCAGAGTAGGCGATCAAATCGTTGAAGTTGCTCCTGGTTCTGTTGATCCTAGCAACTTGCAACCTCGCCTCACCATTACTGGATTGGCTGCCACAACTATTTCTGTTGCTAGCACCACCACTAGAGCAATTGCTGCTGGTACTGATATTGTTTTCTTTGCTGAAAACGTTGTCAGTTTGTCTAGCACGATTTCTGCTGCTGGTATTGCAACCGGATCCTTTGTTGACTTCCAGAGAATGTCTGGTGGATATGATCGTACCGTTTATGGTATCGGTCAGACAGTTGGTGCAGGAACATCTAACTTCGTTGGCGGTGTTCAGTATACCACTCAAGGCGCTGGATGGGTTGGTGTTACAACCTACATTGATAACGCTGGAAACTTGAGAGTCAAGTCAGAAATCTTAGTCGCAGCAAGCGGCATCCACACCGGCAGCAACGGACTGCTTTATCCAACTAATGTTGGTTGATTGAATGAGTAATCTTTAAATGCTTTTTAATGAATTGAATGAGGACAACTTCCTCCTATTCGCTATTAAAAATTATGAAAATCCTCAGGCAGTAACTAGGGATGATTTTGATCGTGATCTAAATCATTTCAAGTACATCAAAAGATTGCTAAAGAGATATAAGAGGGATGGTGAGTTAAAGTCCCATCTCCTCTTAAATCATTTTATTATCTTATATAATATCTTTGGTGAAGCAACAACCCCGATGTTGTTTTTCAAAATAGAACAAGATCTTTGGTCAGTTGTAAAAACTTTTATTATCTTCTTAGGAAAACTCCCTGAACATCCTAAGTGTTACATTCATGATATTCAAGTGGATTTGATATGTATGGAGGAACTCTACAAAATTTACAATGAAAAAGAGTAAACTCGATAAAATTATTTCTTTCATCAGGGAAGAGATGGCTGCTGCTCCCACTAACAATGTTGGTGGAGGTAAGATTGCTGGAACTGCAGAGGCAGGAGATGATCCTCCGGTAAGAAAGAAGAAGAGATATATCTACCAGAAAGGACTTAGAAAGAACTGGAAGGTAAATGGATAAGGAAGAGCAAGTCAAACTAGCTGTTCTAGATCAAAGGTTAGAAACCTTTGAAGGCATTGTTGCAAAACTCGATGCTGCAATTGAAAAAATTGCGGAGGTAAATAACAATGTGAGTAGGATGCTTGCCGTTCATGAAGAGAGAATTTCAAAACAAGAGGACATCGACCAGATCCTGTTTGATAAAATCGACAAACTCCGTGATAAAATGGACAGCGATCATGACAGCGTTACTCAACGATTATCATTACTGGAACGGAAACTTTGGATTGGCATCGGAGCATTGGGAGCAGCATTACTTATAAGCAATCCTCAGGCAATAAAAATGTTGAGACCCTTGTTATCTTCGTCAAATAGTGCTATAGTGGCACCAGTGGTGTCCGTTGTGAATGGATCTGATTGATTCCAAGTTTATTGGATTACTATCTTCTCGTCTTCAAAAATTCAAAAGAGTAAAGGCTAACCTATACAATTTCCGTTGCCCTATCTGTGGGGATTCTAAGAAGAATAAGAGCAAGACAAGAGGATACATTTATACCGTAAAGGCAAATACTAATTTTAAATGCCACAATTGTGGTGCATCAATGTCTTTGAACAACTTTATCAAAGAGGTTGATCCAGTTCTCCATAAGCAATACACCATGGAGAAGTTTAAAGAGGGATTTGCAGGTGGTCGAAACTTTGTTGCAGAAGAACCTGAGTTTAAGTTTGAGGCACCAAAGTTTAAGAAGAAACTGAAACTTCCTAAGGCATCTGAAAACCCTAGGGCAGCAGGATATCTTACAGCAAGGAAACTCAACCCTGATGATTTCTATTATGCTGAGAACTTTAAGAAGTTTGCTAACAGTTTAAAACATACGTTTGATGACACAACACATGATGAAGAGAGGATCATCATCCCTCTTTATTATGAAAAGAACTTAATTGGGTTCCAGGGAAGATCTATAGATCCTAACCCTGTTAAATATATCACTGTGATGCTTGATGATGACGCACCAAAAATCTACGGATTGGATAACATCAGAAGAGATGCTCCAATCTATGTTACAGAAGGACCATTCGACAGCACGTTCATTCGCAACTCGATTGCTATGTGCGGAGCTGATGCTGATGTCAGTCGTTGGGGGATTGGCAATCCTGTGTGGATTTATGATAATGAACCCCGCAACAGAGAAATCACAAATCGAATATCCAAGACAATCGATTTTGGTCAGTCGGTAGTCATCTGGCCTGAGAGCATAGATGATAAAGACATAAATGATATGGTAATGTCTGGACTGGATGTACAGTCCGTGATAGAATCTAACACTTACTCTGGTTTAGAGGCAAAACTTAAATTCAACACCTGGAAGAAAATATGAGTAACGGTATCAAGGTAAAAAAGAGAAATGGCACCATTGAACCTCTGAACCTGGAAAAGATGCACACCATGGTTCAAGAGGCATGTGAGGGTCTTGCAGGGGTGTCTGCGAGTCAGGTTGAGATGCAGTCAGGCATCCAGTTCTATGATGGTATTAGCACTGCAGAAATTCAAGAAATTCTTATCAAGAGTGCTAGTGATCTAGTGGATCTTGATCACCCCAACTATCAGTATGTTGCTGCTCGACTTCTTCTCTTTTCTGTGAGAAAGAGTTTGTATGGTAAGATGAGAGAAATGCCTCATCTTGAAGAGCATATCTATAGTTGCACCAACGTGGAGGTCTATGACAAAGATATCTTCACAAAGTATTCAAAGGAAGAGATTGAAAAAGCAAACTCTATGATTGATCATGGTAGAGATTTTCTCTTTACCTATGCTGGTTTACGTCAGGTTGTAGATAAATACCTAGTACAGGACAGGAGCGGTGGCGGCGTGTATGAAACGCCACAGTTCATGTATATCATGATCGCTCTAACAATCTTTGCTGAGTATCCAAAAGATACTCGCATGTCATACGTAAAGAGGTACTATGACGCAATCTCGAAGCACAGAATCAACATTCCCACACCTATCATGGCAGGAGTGCGAACTCCACTTCGACAATTTGCTAGCTGTGTTC